CTGCCCTAAACCTAATGTCCAAAACTGAAAGAAGAACATGGAACGACTAAGCCACGAGGAAGTCCTAGACCTGCTAAAGGACAAACTCATTTTCAAATACACGCCAGCTAAGTATCGTCCGATGCTGATGGTGAGCGTGATGGATTTGTCCGATGAAATGCAAGACGAAATTGAGCGCCGAAAGTTTATGCCGAAGGTTTCGGGCGGCCGGAAAGTTGACGTAGATGTGGCCGTTAACAGGATCGCCGAGCGAGATGCAATGCACGACACAGAACGCAAAGCCATGCGCGAGCACATCGTTTTCTTGGGCACGCAGCTGGAGAAGGAGCGCCACCGCTCAAAGGAGAAAAGCGATTTCCTGCGCCGGCTGCTTCACCCCGAGGATCTTGGTCACGCCGTAACGGCGGAAGTTCGGAAATTGGCCTGGGCGATTATCAGTAACGAATTTAACGAACAGCGCGATCAGGAGAACAAGAAGTGACGCCTCTACAGGAATTTGTAAAGAACCGCTGCATCGAGACAGAGGGCTGCTGGGAATGGGCCGGCGCCGTCCAGCCGCACGGCAGCACGCCGACGATGCGCCATAACGGCCGCGTGGCTGGCGTGCGGCGCTTCCTCGCGATCGACATGGGCAAAGAGGTCAAGGGCAAGGTCGTCACGCACAAATGCGGTAACCCTGCTTGCGTGAACCCCGAGCACCTAGCGGTGATCACCCGCGGCAAGCTGCAAAAGCGCATCGCCGGCGAGAGGAACTACAAGACGAACCCGCTGCGCCAGAAGAAGATCGCGGACAAGGCGCGCGAGAACTCAAAGCTGAACCTCAGCATCGTCGAGCAGATCCGCGCTGCGGACGGATCGCAGCGCAAGATCGCCGCTGAGTACGGCATCACGCAGGCCACCGTGAGCTGCATCAAGAGCGGGCGCACTTGGCGCGATTACAGCAATCCCTTTTCGGCCATCGTTGGAGCACTGACAAGATGAACCAATTAATCCTTCGCCCCTCCGCCGCCTCACGCTGGCTCGCCTGTCCGGCCAGCGTCAGGCTGTCCAAGGACATCCCCGAGCAACCATCAGGCGATGCAGCAATGGCCGGCACGGCGATTCATGCGCTGGCCGAGACCTGCTACCTCCTGGGCGATAAGCCAGCCTACAGCTTAGGCAAGACCGTCGAAGGCGTCGTCATGGCGCAGTGGCACGTCGATATGGCGCAGCAGCACCTGGACGCGATCCTCGAGATTGAGGACTTCGTCGGCGCTGAGAACGTCAAGGTTGAGGAGCGCGTCCAGTACGCCGACCTGAAGAGTGTTCTGCTGCGCGGAACGGCTGACGTGGTGGCATTCAACAGCTACACGCTAATCATCGCGGATCTGAAGACCGGCGCGAACTACGTCGATGAGAACAGCGATCAGCTCAAGATCTACGCGCTCGCGGCCATTGCGTCATTGCAGCTTGAAGGGATCAAGGAGGTGGAACTGCGCATCGTGCAGCCACGCACTGGCGGCGTGCGCATTCACCGCATGACGCTCGACGATCTGCGTAAGTGGGAGGACAACGTCCTGCAGCCGGCCATCATGGCCGTCACGGATGAGAACTCCAAGCCGACACCGTCAGAGAAAGCCTGCCAGTACTGCCCGGCAAAGCTGACCTGCCCAGCGCAGCATGAGGCTTTCCAGCTGGTGGAGCAGCAGCCCAACATTACCGCGATGACAAAGGACGAGATCCAGGCCGTGATGGTTCGGCTCTCCGACGATCAGATCAGCGACCTGCTGGACCGCGCACCGATTGTCGAAGCGTTCATCGACAGCCTGAAGAAGCACGCGCTCAGGCGCATGGAAGACGGGGGCACGCTTGCCGGGTGGCAACTCGCGCCCAAGCGCGCCACGCGCAAGTGGAAGAGCGAGGCAAAAGCCAAGGAGGCGCTCATCGAAGCAGGTATTCCTGTGGAGAAACTGTTAATAACAGAGTTCATTACGCCGGCAGCTGTGGAAAAGCTGTTAGCAAAAGAGCAAAAGGTAATGCTTGAGGATTTAACCGTAAAGGAATCCTCGGGTGTCACCATTGCGAGGGACGCAAGCCTGCGTCAATAATCAACGCCCCGCAAGGGGAATCATCAACTCTTGAAAGCAAAACGCGAAATGCTAAATCTGTCCTCTGGTGGCGGCAACGCCAACTATCTGCGCTTCTCCCCCCAAGCGAATGCGTGGACCAACTCTAACAACGAAGAAGTGCAACTGAAAAAAGTCGTCTTTGACTTTGACAACGTAACGACCGGCTGGCTCTTGCTTGGCACCGGCGTGCGTGACTGGCAACCCGATGCAGCCATTGGCCGCAAAGGTGCGCAGCCCAGCCCCGATCACAAGCGCGGTTTTGAGGTGACGTTCTACAACAAAGAGATCGGCACCGCGTCGTGGAGCTCTAACGGCGTCGGTCCCAATATGGGACTCGAGTCCCTGTACACCCAATGCGCAGCCCAGCGCGCAGGCAATGAGGGCAAGCTGCCCGTCGTTGAGTACAAGGGTTCGCGCCTTGAGAAGATCGGACGCGGCACCACGCGTATCCCTCAGTTTGAGATCGTCAACTGGATCGCGCGCCCCGATGGCATGGGCGCACCGGCGGCCGCAATCGATGAGGAGGAGTATGTTGCAGCGCCGGCACCGGCACCTGCGGTCTCTCGCGCTCCGGCGAAAGCCGCGGCGCCAGCGGAAGATGAGATGTTCTAACTATAAGTAGAAGAAACGCCGGGGCCAGCAGGTCCCGGTTTTTTTGACTCTGAAAAACTGAGACTGGATTAAATGAATGAGCTGGCTCTTTTCGCAGGCGCTGGTGGCGGAATACTTGGGGGAAAACTTCTCGGATGGCGAACCGTCTGCGCCGTCGAATGGGAGCCATATGCAGCAAGCGTACTGTGCGCCCGACAAAATGACGGACTTCTCCCGCATTTCCCGATTTGGGATGACGTTCAAACCTTTGACGGCAGACCGTGGCGCGGAATTGTTGACGTCGTATCTGGCGGATTTCCCTGCCAGGACATCAGCAACGCAGGACATAAAGCAGGAATTGAAGGCGAACGCAGCGGACTCTGGCGAGAGATGGCCAGGATCATTTGCGAGGTTCGACCTAATTACGTCTTCGTGGAGAACGTGGCAGCGCTGCTTAGTAGAGGACTGGGAACCGTTCTCGCAGACCTGGCCGCGCTCGGGTTTGATGCGAGATGGGATGTGCTGGGAGTCTCAGACTGCGGGGGGCCTCAACCTAGAGAACGGGTGTGGGTCATGGCCCACCATAAAAGCATCGGACGGAGAACAGTACAGCAGGAATCTGAACTACTTCCAAAGGAGACAAAAGGTGGCGCCAGATCTTCCGGTAAAGGTCGGTCTAGCTACGCCGCCAACGCCGCAGGGATTCTATGGCCGCCTGAACCCAGCCTGGTGCGAGTGGCTGATGGGATGGCCGATAGGGTGGACAGAATTCACGCCATTGGCAATGGACAGTCTCCGAGAGTGGCAGCAACAGCATGGAACTACTTAAACAGTAAAAAGTGAAGGCACAAATGCAAGCCGAAGAAATAGCCAAGGCTTTAGGCAACGCCAAGAAGGTAAACGGCAATTGGGTGGCAAGCTGCCCAGTTCCAGGACACGGCAGAGGTAACGGAGACAAGAACCCCAGCCTATCCATTAGCGAGACGTCAGACGGCAAGGCCCTTTTCCACTGTCACGGTGGCTGTGATCAGGGGACAGTGTTCTCCGTGATCCGTGAGCGAGGGCTGCTGCCAGAACTCGAGGCCAGACCAGAGCCGCTGGCGCTGATTAAGCCCGTCGCCGTTACGCGACAGCTCGAGCAGGAGTGGCACTACACCGACGAGGAAGGCGTGACGCTGTATATCAAGCAGCGTTACAAGACCACCGACGCCAAGGGTAAGGACTACAAGCTGATCAAGGTCGACGAGGCAGGCCGTCGGCACGCAACGCTGGGCGATGCCCGGATCGTGCCGTACAAGCTGCCCGAGCTGCGCGATGCGATCAGCAAAGGCCGCTACGTCTACCTCACGGAAGGCGAGAAGGCGGCGGACGCCGTGATCTCGCTGGGCTCCGTGGCCACGACAAGCCACGCGGGTAGCGGAACCTGGCCCGACGCCATCACCGAATACTTTGCCGGCGCGAACGTGGTGATACTTCCCGACAACGACGCGCCAGGCTGGAAGTACGCCAAGAAGGCGGCCGCCAAGATCCTGCCGGTCGCCAAGAGCGTGCGGGTGATCGACTTGGGCGGCGAGGCGCTGGGCGATGACGCCTTCGAATGGATCTACAGCCAAGGCAAGACGCGCACGGACCTCGCGGATCTGGTGAAGGCGCAGGCGCCCATCACCACGGAGCAAGAGGTCCATGCGCCAGAGCGGCTCAAAGAAAAGCCGGCAACCGAGGCAGCACCGCCAGCTGAAACGATTCCCGCAACGATTCCCGACGCACCCAAAGAGCCACCCAAACGCACCCTCAAGCTCGAGTCATGGGACGACATTAAGGACGAGCCGGTGGAGTGGCTCATCCATAAGGTGCTGCCGAAAAAAGGCTTTGCCGCGCTCTATGGCCCGCCAGGTAGTTTCAAGTCGTTCATTGCTCTGGACCTGGCAGCGGCCATAGCGCGCGCGCAGCCCTGGATGGGGCAGGACTCGAGCCCCAGTGATAACGGGGCAATCATCTACATCGCGGGCGAGGGTCATGGGGGCATTGGCGCACGGATCAAAGCCTGCCGCATCCATCACGGAATCGACAACGGGGCGCCGATCTACGTCCTGCGCCACCAGGTGAACCTGCGCTCGAGCGCCGATGACATCAATACCTTGATGCTGGCGATCGCGCAGCTGCAGGAGGACCGCGGCTTTGTCATCGACCTGATCGTCATCGACACGCTGGCCCGAGCCTTCGGCGGGGGCAACGAGAACAGCTCCGAAGACATGGGCGCGTTCATCACCAGCTGCGGCCATTTGCAGCAGGTCTTCGCGGCCGCTTTGCTTGTGATCCACCACAGCGGTAAGGACCAGGCCAAGGGGCTGCGCGGCCATTCATCGCTGCTCGGGGCCGTGGATACGGAGCTCGAACTCCTGCGCTTTGACGATCAGCCGCGAGGCGTGGTCACCATCAGTAAGCAAAAGGACGGTGAGGATGGTGTCCGTTACGGGTTCGAGATGGTGGAGATTGACATCGACGAGCCAGGCGAGAAGGGGCTAGGACTTGATGAGCCGCGCAAATCGTTGGCCGTGAATCCGAGCGACGGGGATGCGCTGGCGCGCTCCGAGGAGGCCAAGAAAGTAGGCCTTAATCGCTCAGGCAAGGGCAAGAAACAGCAGATTGCGGTGCAGGCGTTGAGGGACGTAATTAACGCTAAAGGTACACATTGGAAGGTGTCGGTCGGTGTCCGTAAGTGCGCGAAGGTGGACCAATGGAGAGATGAATTTGCTCAAAAAATGGGCAGCGACGAGGCCGGAAGCGATGCGTTTAGGGCAGCCTGGCGGCGCGTAAGGAGCGATTCTGGACGTCCGTCAGACATCAAAATTGAGGGAGAT